ACAATAAAAAATGCAATTGATTGGCGTAAGTTTACTAGTGGTGCTATCTGATGAAACACGATAAGTTATTTTCAACACATGTTTATCTTTTTGACAATGTAATAGATAGTAATAGTCTATTGCAAATAAGAAAAGATATTACTTCATCATACAATCAAACTACAAAAAACTGGCAAAGTAAAGCAAACTTACACAGAAATGTTTTGTATGATAAACTAACTCATAAGGTTGTAGAAAATACTAAAAAAGTTTTTGATAGTCTGTGTTTTGAATATCAAGGTTTTGATGTTACTGATATGTGGTCAAATGTTTTAAAACCTGGTGAAACTCATAGACCTCACACACACTCTAATAATATTTTAAGTGGTGTATTTTATGTAGAGGCCGAACAAACATCTGGTATTATATTTACAGACCCTAGACCTCAAGCTGGTGTTATACAACCAGATGTAACAAAACAATTTGTAGATAATGCTAGTGTAATTAAATATGATTCAGCAACTAATAGAATGATATTATTTCCCTCATGGCTACAACACTATGTACCAATTAATGAAACAAAATCTAATAGAATTAGTATTGCCTTTAATATAATGTTAAAAGGTAAAGTTGGTTCTTCCGAAGAATATCAATCAGCGGAGTTTTAAATGACCCTAACAAGGTATCTAATTATAGATAAAAAAGATGATGTCTATTTAAAGATTGAGGCAGACGAAGATATAAGAAGAGAACTAGGACAATTCTTTACATTTGAAGTACCTGGTTTTAAGTTTATGCCTCAGTTTAGAAACAGAGTATGGGACGGTAAAATTAGATTATTCTCATATCAGACAGGACAAATATATGTTGGATTATATCCATACATATTAAAATGGTGTGAAGATAACAATGTACAAGTTGTTGACGGAACTAAAATACAAGATACAAAGGTTGACGAAGCAAAGGTCGACAAATTTATTGAAGCACTAAATATTCCCTTTAAGGTTAGGGATTATCAAAAGGAGGCATTTATACATGCAGTTAGAAAAAATAGGACTTTATTACTTTCACCCACAGCTAGCGGAAAATCTCTTATTGTCTATCTTCTTATTAGGTTTAACATTTTACGGTTAAAACAAGATAAGAAAAAAATCTTAATTATAGTACCAACTACCTCTCTGGTAGAACAATTGTTTAAAGACTTTAAAGATTATGGTTGGTCACCTGAAAAACATGTACATAGAATATATCAAGGTCATGCAAAAGAAACAAATAAACCTGTAATTATATCTACATGGCAATCTATTTACACACAACCTAAAAAATATTTCAAAGATATTGGTATGATAGTTGGTGATGAGGCACATTTATTTAAGGCCGTTTCACTTACAAAGATATTGACAAAATTAGAAAAATGCCCATATAGAGTAGGATTAACAGGTACTTTAGATGGTACACATACACATAAATTGGTACTAGAAGGATTGTTTGGTACTGTTAATAAAGTAGTTTCTACAGTAGAGTTACAAGAAAAGAAACAACTAGCAGACTTAAAGATATTCTGTTTAATATTAAAACATGGCGCTATTGAATGTAAACATGCTAGTGGCATGACATATCAAGAAGAAATGGACTACATAGTTAAGTCTGATAAACGAAATAAGTTTATTAGAAACTTGGCGGCTGGATTAAATGGCAATACATTATGTTTATTTCAGTATGTTGAAAAACATGGCAAGGACTTATACGAATCAATAAAAGATAAAGCAACAGATAAGAAGGTATTTTATGTTCACGGAGGAGTTGACACAGACGAAAGAGAAGAAATTAGAAAAATTACAGAGAAGGCTGACGGAGCTATTATTGTTGCGTCATATGGGACTTTCTCTACAGGCATTAACATTAGGAATTTGCATAACATTATTTTTGCTAGTCCTTCTAAATCTAGGATAAGAAACTTGCAATCAATTGGTCGTGGTCTTAGATTAAAAGATAATAATAGTCATGCTACTTTGTATGATATATCAGATGATTTAACTTATAATGAGAAAGAAAACTACACACTAGCCCATTTTAGGGAAAGGATAAATATCTATAGTGAAGAAGACTTTGATTATGAGATACACAACATAGAGTTAAACAATGAAACCAGAAGTTAAAATAATAAAACTAATTAATGGTGACGACATTGTTACCGTTCTACCTACTGGTGACAAACAGTTGCCTGACAATGGTCCTTTAATTAGATTAGAAAAACCCTTACAAATTAAATATGTACCTCAGATGACACCAATGGGGTTTAGAGATTATATAGCAATGATTCGTTGGACTAACTATACGAGTGATAAAATTATTACTATTCCTAAAGATAAAATAATGACAATCACCAACGCCTCCTTAGAAATGTCAACTAGTTATAATGATATTGTAAAGAATTATGAGAACTTAGATAAACCTAAAAAAGACGAGGGCTATCACAGAAAAGAGTTTACCGCTGATGAAAATAAAAAGATGAATGAAATCTTTAGAGAGTTGGATGATGAAGAAGATGAACCAACATTACACTAGGTACTTTAAGTGTCTTTATGCAAACGGACACCGTTATTATACGCAAATAAAAAACATTGTCAACCGTGGAATGAACATCAATCAGCATTGACAATTTTACTAAATTATTATATAGTGAGGATATTATGGCACAAACAAAAAAGAAATCGGAACACTATGTCAACAACAAAGAATTCTTGGCCGCTATGGTCGAATATAAGAAATCTGTTGACAAAGCTAAGAAAGAAAAGAAAAACAAACCAAGAGTCCCCGACTATGTTGGTGAATGTTTTTTAAAGATAGCAAACCACCTTTCATACAGACCTAATTTTATTAATTATACTTTTAGAGATGATATGATTAGTGATGGTATTGAAAACTGTTTACAATATTTAGATAATTTTAATCCAAAAACTTCAAACAATCCTTTTGCATATTTCACGCAAATAATCTATTACGCATTTATAAGAAGAATCCAGAAAGAAAAGAAACAAATAACAATTAAACAACGGATGATTCAAGAATCTAATTATGATGATATGGCATTGCAACCAGGTGAGGATAGAGAATTTAAAAATCAGTTTACAGAATTCTTACAGAAAAATATGGTCTCAGATGAACCAGCAAAAACGAAAACAGTAAAAAAGAAAACTAAGAAAAAATGAAGATAGCCTTATTGAACGATACCCATTTTGGGTGCCGTAATGATTCGCCAGCATTTATTGAATATCAAAACAAGTTTTATAACGACTTGTTTTTTCCGTATTTGCAAGAAAATGATATTAAATGTTTAGTGCATTTAGGTGATGTTGTTGATAGAAGAAAGTTTATCAATCATAATACAGCACACAATTTTAAAAAGGTATTCTGGAATAGGCTAGATGAATTAAATATTGATACACATATTATTATTGGTAACCACGATACTTATTACAAAAATACAAACGAAGTAAATGCTATGCAAAACCTTGACATATCTAAAAATGCCAAGGTCTATACTCACTCAACAACAGTAGAATTTGACAATCTACCTATACTCTTTATACCTTGGATTTGTGACGATAATGAAGCAGAAAGTATTAAAACTATTGAAAGTACACAAGCTACTATCGCAATGGGTCACTTAGAAGTTAAAGGTTTTGAAATGCACAATGGCCATTTTAATGACCATGGATTAGAAAAATCTATATTTAAAAGATTTGAAAAAGTATTATCAGGACATTTTCATAAAAAATCAGATGATGGCCACATTTATTATCTAGGTACTCAATATGAAATGACATGGTCAGACTACAATTGTCCTAAAGGTTTTCATATATTTGATACAGAAACAAGAGAACTATCAAGAATTGAAAACAAAAACTATATGTTTAAAAAAATTCTTTATAATGATAAAGAAACAAACTATGATGAGTTTGATATTAAACCATATGACAAATGTTTTGTAAAACTTTATATATCAAACAAGACAGATAGTGACATGTATGAAAGATTAATGGACAGATTATATAATCATATAAACATACATGCTATAGATGTAGTAGAAGACCCTACGGATATTGGTGCTTCAGTAAGAGAAGATATATTAGAACAAGGTGAAGATACATTAACATTTTTAGGTAATTATATTGACCAAGTTGATATAAAATTAGATAAACAAAAATTAAAACAATTTGCAAAAGAATTGTACATGGAAGCTAGTGAATGATACTATTTAAAAGAATATCTTATAAGAACTTTTTATCTACAGGTAATCAACCAATAGAAGTTGCTTTAGATATGTCACAAACCACCTTGGTTGTGGGTACAAATGGTACAGGTAAGTCAACACTATTAGACGCATTGTGTTTTGTTTTGTTTAATAGACCTTTTAGAATTATTAAAAAAGAACAAATGGTCAATACTATTAATGGTGGTGATTGTTTAGTAGAATGTGAGTTTGATGTAGGCACAAAGAATTATATTGTAAGAAGAGGTATTAAACCAAATTTGTTTGAGATATTTTGTGATGGTAAGTTAATTAATCAAGACGCAAACAATGTAGATTATCAAAAATATCTTGAATCAAATATAATGAAATTAAATTACAGGTCTTTTATTCA